TATCTGAATTGGGCGCGTCGGCGTAATGAAACGTCGTTGCCCCGTTCGAACACTCGGCATCCGGCTACGACCTACCATGCAAAACCGACTCAACATTATGATGAATTCTGAATATGTCTTACGAAGAAATACTCAAACAACTACAAACTGAGGGTAATCCGGTTCCATGCGCACGCTTCCGGTTTCGGATACCCGATGCGCGGACGGAATTGAAAAACGTGCTGGTTACTGTGCTGTCGGCAATGGGAGAACGATTGGTATGGCTTCCCGAATACGATAAGGTTGCAGCGTGGTTGTCGGATAACAACGGTAAGGGGCTTTTGCTGTTCGGTAATTGCGGACGCGGAAAATCCCTGATAACCCGCTACGCCATTCCCATGCTGTTGCGCAAGTTCGCTAATCGAATCGTTACGGTCGTGGACTGCGGAGCGCAGGACGTATGTATCGACGAGGTATTAAAACGCAAGTTCATCGCATTGGACGATATTGGTGTAGAGGTGGATCGCGTCGAATTCGGTACACGCCGGAATGTGGTAGTCGAGATCGTGAACAAGGTGCAGGATAACCCCGATCGGATGGTTATAGCTTCCTCAAATCTGTCGGGTGAAGGCATCAAGGAACGCTATGGTGACCGGATATATGACCGTATTAAATACCTGTGCTATCGTGTTGCGTTCAATGGAAACAGTCTGCGCAAATGAGGCACGTTGAATCTCGTATACAACAGTCGTTCGTCCGCTGGTTCCGGATGCAATATCCGTCCTATGCACTATGTCTGACGAGTGTTCCGAACGGCGGACTCCGGAGTAAGACCGAAGCCGCAATCATGAAGGCCGAAGGCATGACGGCCGGTGCTGCGGATTTGCTTCTGCTCGTGCCGAGGGGCAAATACGGATCGCTCGGCTTGGAGTTCAAGACACAGGGAAAGGGCAGTCGTCAGAGTGCCGTACAGAGAAGATGGCAGGAATCCTTTGAGGCTGCGGGGAACAAGTATGTTGTAGTTCGCACGCTCGAAGATGCTATTGCTGTTGCAAATCGATACATGAATCCAGATAAACAAATTTACCGCAATGGAATCAACGAAACAGATTAAAATCGAAATCCGCAACCGTTGGACGGGCTCGGTTGTATTTGAATACACGAAAGAGGAAAACACAATCACCGAAACGGTTTTGGAAGCTATTAGGCGCGGTGCCGACCTGGGCGGTGCCAACCTGTGCGGTGCCTACCTGCGCGGTGCCAACCTGCGCGGTGCCAACCTGTGCGGTGCCTACCTGCGCGGTGCCGACCTGTGCGGTGCTGACCTGCGCGATGCCGACCTGCGCGGTGCCAACCTGCGCGATGCCGACCTGCGCGGTGCCAACCTGTGCGGTGCTGACCTGCGCGGTGCCAAAGGATGTTATCTATCATGCCCGACCGAGGGTAGTTTTATCGGTTGGAAAAAAGCCTCTGGGCATATCGTAAAGTTACGGATTCCGGAAGATGCGCGACGCAGTTCGGCAACAAGGGACAAATGTCGATGTGACAGAGCATACGTCGTGGAGATTCAGAACATGGACGGCACCAGGGCAACTGTGGATGCCGTTCGTTCCGACCATGACCAAAACTTCGTCTACACCGTCGGTGCCACAGTCGAAGTTCCGGATTTCGACGATAACAGGTGGAGCGAATGCGCACCGGGTATTCATTTCTTCATCGATCGCAGGGCAGCGGTGGAGTACTAAACGAGATAAAACCATGAAAGTCATCGTAACCTTTTCAGGCGGCAAGGACAGCCTTGCAGCGTTGCTTTGGACGCGGGAGCATATCACCAATAATTTCACGACGGTGTTCTGTGATACGGGTTGGGAATATCCGCTGACCTACGAATACATCAATCGAATAGCAGATAAACTGCACCTCGATCTGGTAACATTGAAGTCGAATAAGTACGACGGGATGGTCGATCTCACGCGGCAGAAAAAGCGTTGGCCCTCGGCGCGGGCGCGGTTCTGCACAGAAGAACTTAAAACGAAGCCGATGATCGACTATGTACTCGACGAGGTAAAAGACAATATGCTGATAATTCAAGGCATTCGAGCGGCAGAATCATCGGCGCGGGCCAAAATGCAAGCCCAATGTACGTTTTTCAAGTACTATTTCGAGCCTTACGGTTACGATAAAAACGGCCGACCGAAACGACATTCCTATCGAGGCAAGGAGGTACGAGCATTTCGGGCGCAGTTCGCTGACGATCTGTTGCGGCCCGTGTTCGACTGGTCGGCACAGCAGGTGATAGATTATATCCTCGCCGCAGGGTTGGAGCCGAACCCGCTCTACCGGATGGGATACAAGCGTGTCGGGTGCTGGCCGTGCGTGATGGCTAACCAACGGGATATTCTCAATATATCCCGTCAATCGCCGGAACGGATAGATTACATCGCACAGCTCGAACAGGAGTTGCAAAACAAGGGTCAGCGTAGTTCCTCGTTTTTCGGCCCTGACAAAATTCCTGCCCATGCGATCGCCAGCGGTAATAAGTATCCTGACATCCACGATGTCGTGCGGTATGTCGAGTGGCAGAACGCGACGGGCAGTTTGTTCGACGACGACACGGCCACGAGCTGCATGAGTTATTACGGATTATGCGAATGACCATGACGCACGCCTCCCTATTCAGCGGCATCGGCGGCTTCGACCTGGCGGCGGCGTGGGCCGGCTGGACGAACGTCTTCAACTGCGAGATCGACCCGTTCTGCCGGCGCGTATTGAAGTATCATTTTCCCGAATCGGAACAATATGAAGACATACGAACAACAGACTTTACCGTTTGGCGCGACTGCATCGACGTGCTCACCGGCGGTTTCCCGTGCCAGCCGTTCAGCCTCGCGGGCAAACGCAAGGGTACGGCCGACGACCGCTACCTCTGGCCCGCAATGCTCGGAGTTGTTCGGACTGTTCGACCGCGCTGGGTCGTGGGCGAGAACGTTCTCGGAATCGTTAATTGGTCGCAGGGAATGGTTTTCGAGCAGGTGTGCGCTGATTTGGAGGCGGCAGGATACGAGGTGCAAGCGTACCTTATACCAGCTGCGGGCGTCGGTGCTCCCCACCTGCGATACAGAACATGGTTTGTTGCCCACCGTGGTGACGCAAGGGCTGAAAGTTCATGGCAAGAGCGGTTCGGAGCCATTGCCGCCGGCTCTACTGCCGACACCGGTCGCGTCGGATTGCGGGAGCGGGCGTGTGAACAGGAGCTTGTTGAAGGGTGCATCCGAGCGGCCGACGCTCGCGCTTGCAGCGCGAATGGGGCTGTTGTCGACGCCGACGGCCTGCGATGCGAAAAACAATTCGTTTCCTCTCAGTCATGCGAAGCGGAAGAGCGGAGTCGTCCACGACGTCATGATTTCGCATCCGTCCCGAACTGGGAAGGGTTCCCGACTGAGTCCCCGATATGTGGCCCAGATGATGGGCTTTCCGCCGGACTGGACGGAATTACCTTTCCGGCATGGTGCCGCGAGTCGATCAAAGCCTACGGCAACGCCATAGTCCCGCAGATGGCGCTGCGGATTTTCGAAACGATAAATGAATACGAAAAGCAATGAAGACAGACAAAAAGATTCTCGATGCATGCTGCGGATCCCGTATGATGTGGTTCGACAAAGGTTGTTCAGAAGCTCTATTTATGGATATTCGCCGCGAGGAATTCATCGCTTGTGATGGGCGTCATATCAAGGTGGATCCCGACATAGTCGGAGATTTTCGGGCTATGCCTTTCGACGATGAATCGTTCCGGCTGGTTGTATTGGATCCGCCGCACCTCAGAAAATTAGGCAGCACGTCATGGTTGGCTCAGAAATACGGAATGCTTCTTCCTTCTTGGGAAACGGATATACGTGCTGCTTTCGATGAATGTATGCGGGTCTTGAAGCCGGAAGGAATTCTGATATTCAAATGGAACGAAGATCAGATAAAAGTTCGGCAAATATTGGACATCATCCCCTATAAACCGTTGTTCGGACACCCGACATCCAAACACGGAAAAACGATATGGATGTGCTTCATGAAAAATTAACCAAGATAAAGGAAATCAGATATCGGATGAAAAAGATTATGTTCAACGACCGCTACGGCTTGACGCAGGCGGTCATCGAGGGTCGAAAGATCATGACGAGACGAATCGAATTTAACTCCGATCTTCAACAGATGGTGACTGATTCCGATTCGTATTATTATGACGACGGATATCTCGTATTCGCCACTCAGGGTGTAGATATTCATCATGTGAAAACCCGCTACAAGATCGGCGAATTCATTGCCATTGCGGAAAGCTATTTCTATGTCAGAAATATTGTCGTCGGCCAAGAGTATGATGATAGGCTATGCAAAGCGTATAAAATAGAACATACAGATGATGTTGTTAAGCTTGCAGGGTGGAGCAACAAGGAGTTTGTCCGTGCAGACCTTATGCCGCACCGAATCCGCATCACCGGAATCAAGTGTGAACGGTTGCAGGATATTTCGGATGAGGATTGCATGAAGGAGGGGGTCTTAGGGGATGTAGAGTACGACAAATACGAAGTTTACGGCCTTTTTGGAAATAGCGATGATGGGTTTGACACTCCCCGCGAAGCCTTCGCTTCGCTGATCGACAAGGTGTCGGGACGGGGAACGTGGGAGCGCAATCCGTGGGTCGTGGCTTATGAGTTCGAACTGGTGAAATAGCGAGATTCTGGCAAAATCTCGAAATAATTACAAAAAAATTGGAGACTATGAGAGAAATTAAATTCAGAGGCAAGCGCCTCGACAACAATACACAAACTGGCCCTGCTGATGGCTGGGTAACAGGGTTCTACTATCAAGGCCTTTGCGAAGGCGAGGTAAGGCATTTCATTGCATCGTGCCCCTGCGTATGGGAAGTCGATCCCGCTACCGTCGGCCAGTACACGGGACTGAAAGACAAGAACGGTGAAGAAATTTGCGAAGGGGACATCGTAGAATGGGAAAATATGATGGGAACTAAGATATGTAGCGTGATTGCTTATAGGGGACGTGGATTTTGTTTTGTCGATGCGCGTAATAAGCCGGAAGAAATTTGGTGTTATGTCTTTAAAAAGATTGGAAATATCCACGACGACCCTGAATTGCTGAAAGGAGGTGAATGATGAAAAGCAAACAAGCAAAAGAATTTATCGACGGGTGTATGGATCATCTCACGATGGAGATGACTGATCATGCCAAATGGCAACTTCGGGCTGCAATGACCCGTGCGGCCGAACTCGCCGAGCAGGATACCGAGCAGCTGATGCGGCAAAAAGCGGTAGAGGCATTCAAGTCCTCCTGCGAATACAAGGACGGTTGCGCTGGGGCTGGCAGGAGGTGTAATCCTGCGC